GGGCATCCCACACGATCGGGCAGCCGGCGACCCTCGCCGCAGCCGCGTGTTCCAGTCCGTGCCGCTTCACCAGCACCGCGAGATCGGCCCAGGTCCAGTCAGCCGCGGTCGGGTGCGAGGTCACGCGCGCGCCGAGTGCGGCGCCGAGCTGCACCCCGCGGATGTCCCAGCTGCCCTTACCGCCGCCGACCATCAGGAGCTTCATGCCGGCCCCCAGATCTGATCGCAGCCCGCGCGCTCGAGAAACCGGTAACGCGCTTTCGACAGGATCTGCACCACGGCGTCGGCATTCATCCCGAACCGCCGCCAGAGGTTCTTGTTCTCGTAGAGCACGATCGGCTTGCACCGGGCCAACGTCTCGCGCGCGCCGAGCAGCGCCAGCGGTTCACTGCCCTCGATGTCCAACTTGATGAACCCGAGCGACGGCAATCCGAGGCTGTCGATCGTGATGCGCCGGATCGTGCCGCCCTCGGCCACGAACCGCGCGCCGGTGTTCTTCAACGCCTCGGCCTTCCCCTCGAGCGGCGCCATCGAGACGGTGCCGGCCACCTGCCCCAAGGCCACGTTCAGCGTCTCCACGTTCGAGCAGCCAAAGGCCGCCATATTGGCGACCAGCGCGTCGTAGGTGTCCTGGCTCGGCTCGGCGGCGATGACGCGCGCGAATTTCGCCGACAGCAGGCGCGACCACGTTCCGACGTGCCCGCCGCCATCGAGGGCGGCTTCCCATGTCTTGACGTGCGCCAGCGCGGCGTGCAGGTGCGACGCCTGGTAGGTGCCGTCCTCGTTGATCTCGCCGGCCATGAACTCATCGGCGTCCGGGAACGACCACCCGCGTACCGTCTTCACGAGACACGCTCCAGCGCGCGCTGCGGCTGTGGTACGAGGCGAACTCCATCCGCCTGGGCGCGGTCGCCGCCAGCGCGCGCTGCGCTTCGGCGACGGTGGCGCGCCACGCCGTCGTCGACGGTTGATAGCCCTTCCGATCCCAGCGCACGGCCGGCGGCGAGGGTGGCTGTGTGAAGTCGTAGACCGGCGCCGAGCGGTAATGCTCGACCGCCATCGTCGGGAACTTCCGGAGAATCGACGCCTGGCTGGTATAGGCCGCGATCGCCACCTGCTTCCGTGCGAGCACCTCCGGCGCCAGCGTGTGGGCCACCTCGAGTGCCATCGGATCCGGCCAGAACTCGCCGAAGACGTCGCGCTTGTCGCCGCGGCTGTGGTACGAGGCGAACTCCATCCGCCTGGGCGCGGTCGCCGCCATCGCGCACGCCGTCTGCACCAGCCAGGCGGCCGAGTCGTGGTCGAGATGTCCACCTTCGTACGGGTGCGTCCAGACCACGTCAGCGCCGGAGATCGCGTCGCAGACCACGATCAGGAGATCGAGCAGATGCTCATGCGCCGCGCGCGCGGGAGCATCGCCGTCGGCGACCGAGAACGCCCAGCCAGCCGCCTGATACGCCGCCGCGCGCTCCTGCCGCCGCAGCACGATCTGCGCGTTCCGATCTGCGGCATCAGCGTGGACCCCGTCCGTCAATTGCAGCACCTGCACGTCGGCGAGCGCGCAGAGGGCGCCACCGAATGAGATGGTCTCGTCGTCAGGATGCGCCGTGACAACGACATGGCGGCCGGACTGGAACAGCAGCCCCGTCATGCTTTCCTCAGCAAGTAGAAGTAGCCTTCATGCCCGACCCAGTGCTCTTCGATCACCTGGAAGGCGCGCACGACATGCCGAGCTCCCGCTCGCGTCAGACGCCACCGATCCAGCGGGGAGTGCCATTCGAAGTTGAGGTTCAGCGCACTGAACAGCAGCGTCCCGCCAGGCTTGAGCACGCGGAACACCTCGCGCATCGCCTGCATCGGGTCGTCGAGCCGTTCGAAGACGCCGTTGAAGAGGATCCCGTCGACAGACGCATCTGGATACGGAATCGCCTCGGCCGGAAACGTCTCGTCACAGCCAGGCACGATGTCGGCCGTGCGAATCAGGCACCGGAAATACTCGCGATAGGCGTGCTTCCCGGCGCCGATGTTCAGGACCAGCGACTCCACGTCGAACGCCTGCGCGAACGTCGGGAGCAGCGTCGTCTCCAGAAACTGGCGCAAGGGCGTCATGCCGGCACCGCTTCAGCCTCGGCCGGCACACGCCAGCTCGCGAAGCCGTTGTCCTTGATCGTGCCTTTCACGTAGCCGATGCTGATCCCGGCGCGCCAGGCCGCGTAGTCGACACTCCCCTGATCACGTCCGCGCCACCGCTCGACCTCCGCCCACCAGAGACGGCTGAACCGCTGCATCGCGGGCGACACGCGCCGACCGAGCAGACCGGTGCAAGACAGGACGTTGGCCGAGAAGCCATCCGACCGATAGCCGGCGACGATCGCCGCGCCTTCGGCCAGCGTGACGTAGCCCCACCGCGCGATCGCGACCGCCTCGGCCTCGATGTGCTTCCGCCGCGGATGGCGCATGGCGACGGCGTCGTAGTGGTTCAGCCGGCGCAGGAGCGCGGACGGCAGGCACAGCAACCGATACGAAGCGTCATGCCAGAGCGTGGCGTCGGCCGACGTCAGCAGCGGATGGTCCGCCAGCACCTTGACGTGGCGCGCGGCGAACTTCGGATCCGCCGTCGTCGGCGTGTCGATGCGCTCGTACGGCGCGGGGCACGGCCGATCGGTGAAGCAGAGGTAGCGCACGCCCGGCTCGATGACGGCCGGCGGCCGCAACTGATCGGTGGCGCCGAGCGCGGCGGTGAACACCACCATGGTCATGACGCCACCAGCGATGGCGAGAGCGCCTCGAAATACGCGGCCAGATACGTCTTGCGGAGTGGTCCCTTGAAGTCGGCAATCGGCACGGACAGCCGCGGAATGGGCCGTCCGGCATCGAGCGCACGCATGATCGCCGTCGAGATCGAGATCAGGATCGTCGACGCTTCCCGCATGGACACCTGCAGGCCGTCGCGATCATGGATGCCGAGTGCGATCGGCTCGAGCAACTGCCGGATGGACTCGCTGTCGGCGCCCCAGACGATCGTGTGCTCCGGCAACGCCTGCGCGCGCGCGAGCGCGGTGCGGTAGAACCCGATCAGCCGATCCTTCGCCGCCACCGGCCACCACTGGACAGCGTTGATCACCGGGCGGTTGTGGTACTTCTTCGGCGTTCTGACGAGCACCGTCAGATCGCCGCCGAAGTACGGGCGCAGGTCGCGGAGCACCAACGTGTCGGGCGAGACAAACACGGTGTCGCGGTCGAAGTCATCCGACTGCAGATACGCGAGACTGACCTCGAGGATCCAGAGCATCAGCCGCGATTGCTGCGTCGGGTACCTGAACGCCGGCACCGGCAGTGCCGTGGCGACGTCTGTAATCGCCACCGTCTCACAGCCGCAGGACGCGCGCACGCTGGCGGCAAGCATGCGCAGCGCCGCAATCCAGTCGAACGGGCCGAGCGTCTGGTGTGACGGGCTCTCGGGCTCGAAGGGACGATACGGCGACACGATGCGGATGTCGGTCCTCATGCGAGCAGCTCCCGCAGGAACGCCCAGCACGCCGACGCCTCGTTCGGACTCCACTGGAACCAGGCCAGGTTGCCGAGGAAGCGATCACGCCATTCCGCCGTCAGCGGGCGCAGATCATCCGCCCACTCCGACGTGCAGCACGCGGCCGCCGCGCCGTCCTTGCAGACCACCGGGATCCCCATGCGGATCGCGTCGACCGCGACGTTCGAGTGCCACGTGATCAGCGCCGAGGCGCCTCGGAGCACCTGCTCGATCGGCCCATTACCAGCCAGTGAGACACCGGCCGGCGCCGGGCCGTTCTTCTTCGGACGGTAGAGCACACGGCGTCCGCTCTCGGTCGCCGCACGCAGCATCGCCGCTTCCCACGCCGGCACCGCCGCGCCGTACTGCACGGAGGCCTTTTCACCGATCCCGGCGATGATGACCGGGCCGGTCGGATCCCAGGCATCGACGACGGTGATGCCGTCCGCCGTGAACCGTGACGCCGACAGCGGCTGCTTCAACACCCACCGCTGCGGGTGTGCGCCGTCGATCGAGATCCGAAACTTGCGATCCCGCTCCCAGTACGCGCAGTCGCAGGCCAGCACGTGGCCTCCGCGCTCGAGCTGCTGTCGCATCGGGCCGAAGCGATTCGGCGCCCCTGGCCCCCACAGCAGCAACCACTCCGACTTGCCGACGTACTCCGACGTCTGCTCGACCGTGACGCCGGCACCAGGCGCGCCGCGACCCAGCGCGCGCAGGACCTCCGCCGCGCGGAACGTCTCCGGCGAGAAGCGTAGGCACTCCACCGTCTTGGTCGCCACCGATGCCGCGATCATGCGGACTCCGCCATGGGCTTCGCCGGCCGCGGCAGGTGGTAGCCGCAGGCCTTCGCAATCGCGTACCACTGATCCGAGTACGGCACGTGCTCGTACCCGGGCATGTCCGGGAGGCCTTCCGTGAAATGCACGATCGCCGGGTTGTCGTGCAGGTCTGGCGATCCGACGAGCACGTTCCACTCCGCCGGCAGTGCGCCCACCAGCGAGTCCTGCAGCCAGCAGAAGCGATGGAGATCCCGGCCAGGCAGCGCATTGACCAGATCGACCGTCAACGAACGATTCGACGGATGTCCGCAGTTGAACAGGATCACCGAGCTCCAGTTCTTCCGCGCGTAGGTGGTCTGCGCCTGGCCGGTCATCTTCACGAGCTCGCGCGGGTCGTGCCGATGCTGGACCACCTGCACCGCGTAGTCAGGATCGGCCAGGGCAAAGAGCCCAGCCACGTCGGCGCGGAAGAGGACGTCTCCGTCGGCGAACAGCGCCCAGCCGTCGTAGTTGCAGAGCGCCGGCACCAGGAACCGCGCGATCGCATGACCGGTCGACATCGGCGCCGCCGAGATCTCGTCCCAGTAGCCGTGATCGGTGTGACCGGTCGGCCGACGATACAGGCCCTGCGCCCGCAGCTCCGGCATGGCGATCCGGCGGACGTCGCACCGGACCGAGGCATGCCGCTGCAGCGAGAACGCGGCGACGTTCCACGCGATCATCTGGGACGAATCCCAGCCGAGGAACACGCGATAGGACGGCGTCACGCGAGCGCCTCCTCGAGCGAGACGATCGGGAAGGCTTCGAGCGCCGATCCCGGCGTGGCGTTGAGCACCTCGACATCGGCGGCCCTCAACGGCTCCACGATCGTCGCGAACATCTCGCGGAAGTCGCGATACGCCGGCGGGACAGACCCGGGATACCGGTGCTGGCCGAAGAAGTGATCGCCCGTCTTCCCGGGCTGCATGTCGAAGCCGAGCAGGATGATCTTCGCGGCGCCGACATGCACCGCCAGGTTCACCGCTTGATACCCGGAGTTCTTGCCGGTCCGCAGCGCCGTCGGGTCGAGGTCGAGGCCGGTATACCCCCCGTTGCGCAGCGTCTGCGCGTAGGGTGTCTCTTCCAGCGCGTAGCGAAGGCCGGCGAATCCGGTCAAGGACGGGCCGAAGTGCCGCCACCATCTCGCATCGCAGGCGTAGAGGACGTCGGCGGCCGGCGCCAGGCGCTGCGCTTCCTTGATCGCGATAATCGGCAGGCCGGCCGCGATGACGCGCGCGACATCATCCGCCACGAGGCTTGGACCGCTCGCGAGGATCGCGACCGTCTGACCAGGCCAAAGGCGCGGCACGGACACCGGCGACGCGGCAGCAATCGGCGTCATCGGTAGTCTCTCCCCGGATCGCCGCGCTCACCCTTAGGCCCAGGCTTGCCATCCGGTCCGGCCTTGCCCTCACGTCCGTCACGGCCGCGCTTCACGGCCAGTCGCCACGCGCCTGAGCCATCCTCAGGTCGTTCCGCGGTGACAGTGCGCTGGGCGATAAAAAACGAACCGCCGAAGCTCACGCCATCGCCAGCCTCGTAGGGCGTGCCGTCTCGGAAGACGCCGCGGTCCATCGGGACCGGCAGTGTCAGCGTGTAGATGTCCTGGCCACCCATGCGCCGGAACGCGAGACGACGTTCGTCCAGTTGCACGACCTCGAGACCTTCGAGCGTGCCGTCGACGCCGTCCTTGCCATCACGTCCATCGGCGCCGTCCTTGCCCGCCGGTCCAGCGACGTGGCTGTCGCGGCCATCGCGCCCGGGCGCTCCTTCCGGCCCAGCCGGACCGTCGAGACCCTTCTGACCGATCGGTCCTGGCGCGCCGTCCTTACCGTCAGTTCCGGCAGTGCCATCCTTGCCGTCGAGGCCGTCGCGCCCGGTAAGGCCATCCAGGCCCTTCTCACCGTCTTTCCCGTCGGCGCCGTCGCGTCCTGCCGGCCCGGCGTCGCCTCGCTCACCGATAGGACCGACCTCGCCTTGGAGACCGCGCTCGCCAGCCTGACCAGGCTCACCCTGCTCGCCACGCGGTCCGGGCTCACCCTGCGGACCAGGTACCGCCGCGCGCGACTCGACGGCGGAGAGCTTCGTCTCCAATTCGGCGATCAAGCTCTCGAGCGGAGCGGTCGCCCTGGCCACGGCCTTCGTGACCGCGGTCGCGATGACCGCGCCGAGCGTCTCGTAGTCAGCCTCGGTCATGCTGCGATCCCCAAGGCCTCGAGCACCTTCGCCTGCAACATCGAGCGGTCGATAGCTTTGGTGGGCTCTGGCACCGGCGGGAGTGCGGCCGGTTCAGGCTTCGGCGCCGGCGGCACGTTGTCGCTGCCAAGCAGGTCGATCGGCCAGTTTTGCTTCTGCATGAAGAGCTGATCGCCGCCCTTCATCGGCTTGAGCTTCCTGGAGAACTTGCGGCGGCCGTCGTTCGGGGTGAGAATGCCGCCGCTCGCGCCCTTCGTCGCGACTTCCATACGCTGGACCGAGTCCATCCGGTCGAGCGCCTCGATGTCGAATTCGACCTCATAGGGGCGCTTCAGCTCCAAGCCCTCGGTCAAGCTGAGCTCCAGATCCTCAAACAGCCGCTGGAGACACTGGCCGTAGTACTGCTGGCCGAGAGCCTCGACGTTGTTGTAGCTGGGCAGCGGTCCGACGCTCGCCATGTACGGGGGGACGTGGAGCGTGGCGCAGACCTTCTCGTCGTCCCACTTCAACTGGTCGATCAACTGCGCATCGACGGCCGACATCACTTCCGGCTTTGAGAATTGCAGGCCGTCGCTCAAGACCGCGACCTTGCCGGCATTCGCTTCCCCGGTGAAGTTGGCGTTCCAGTGGTCCTCGAGCTTCTTGGCACTCGCCTCACTGATCGAGCCTGGCGCTGAAATGATGCCCGGCGTCTGCAGGCCGTTCCGGAACAACTTCGTCGCGTTGCCGATGATCGTCAGCCCCTGGATCGCGGCGTGCCCGGAGGCGTAGACCGGCGAGAGGCCGACCAGTGGGTGATAGAGGCAGTTCCAGCGGTCGTGAATGATCTCGCGTGCCGGCACGACGAGACTGTTCTCGGTCACGCCCGCCAGCACGTCCTGCCCGATCGCGTAGTAGACGTCACCGACCGGGGTGACCATCGGCTTGCAGCGCGTCGGATCCAACAGGTACAGGCCGACCACGGCGCCGCGCCCATCGCGCTCTTTCAGGGCGTAGACGTTGCCTCGGAAAATCTTGGAGAGGATCCAGTACTCGTAGAACTGAATCCGATTCTGATAGCGGTTCGGCCGACGAATGACCGGCGAGTAGGCGGGGTTGTCGACCTCTTCGCAGACGTCGTTCACCTCTTGGATGAGCGCTGGACGGCATTTCGCAATGTCGCCAGCGATCAGCGTGGCGCAGGCGAAGAACGTCGGATGCGTCGCGGCATCCTCAACAGAGGCCACGATGCCGCGCTGCCAGGCGCCCGTGAAGCTCTCGCGAATAATCGGGAACCATCCGGCGGCCGAGCCGGCACCTGGTGACATCGGCCACTGCGTCACTTCGACAGCGGCCTTCGTCCTGGTGAGGGTGAACGGACCGATGCGC